TCAGTGCCTACAGAATATTTACAAGGTTATAGGAGGATCTATGATAAGAATAGGATTTGTAAGCAGTATAGGTGATGGAGGGGTTTCAGTAACTTATCCGGATACCGGGAAAACGACGACTGAGCTTCCTGTTCTTGCTTTTGCAGGAATAAAGCAAACATTCGAAAAAGATGATGCTGTTGTGGTTGCACACATGAGTAATGATAATTCTATGGCAGTAATTCTTGGAAAGTTTTATGCAGGTGATGATCCAACTGCAACAATCAATGTGAGTGATGGTGCTATGAGTTTTACCGACTCAACAGGAAGCATTACTTTAGCAGAAATCATTGCTAAGTAGGAGGATAAATGGCAAAGATTGGAAACTGGGGTCCTTATCTTAAATTTGAAACAAGTGATAAAAGAATCCTTACATTCAATGGATTTAAAAGAGATTTTGGAATTAGAACTACACTGCATCAGGTAATAGGTGGTAAACCTTTAGTTGAGCTACTCGGAAACAATCTACAGTCAATTACATTCACGATAAAGGTAAGAGCCACAAGAGGTATGTCTCCAAAGAAGCTTGAAAAAAAGCTGGTAAATTATATGTCAGCTGGAGTTATTGCTCCACTTGTCATTGGAAGAAGAAATATCTGTTCAAAAGCAATGATTACAAATGTGTCTGAAAGCTTTGGAGTTGTGCTTCAAAAAGGTGAGCTTTTAAGTGCGCAGTTTGATGTCACTATGACCGAGTACAGATAGGAGATGAGATGAATGAGATTCAATTTGAATTTTTAGATGAACTTAAGGATAACGAAATAAAAGATATTCTTAGAAATTTGAATAATATCTTTAGACTATCTGAAGGTACTGTACCTTTACTTAGAGGATTAGGGCTTTCAATAGATAATGTTTCTAAAATTGCCGTTGACCTTGAGAATGACATAGTGACTGATATGGTTGCAAAAGTTGAGTCTTTTGAGCCTAGAGTATCTGTGAGTAGTGTTGACTTCTTTCATGACCAAGATGGAAAAACAAAAATAAAAGTATATCTGGAGAAAGGTGTAGGAAATGGAGAATACTAGCTTAAAAGGGGTAATTGATTATCCTGAAATATCCTTTATAAAAAATTACACAATGGAAAAGCTTGCAGATGATATGGTCTCATGGTTCAAAGAAAAATATAAAGAACTTACCGGGAAAGATATTGTACTTGGAAAGGCTGATGAGCGCAGGATAATACTTCTTGCAGGTGCTTACTTTATATACCAAGGATATATGTACATGGATGATGCAGGAAAGATGGGGTTACTTAAGTATAGTAGAGGTGAGTATCTTGAAAATTTGGGTGCTATAAAACACATTCATAGAAAGCCAGCAGCAGGATCCACGACAACAGTAAAGTTTTCTATGAAGTCAAAGAGGACGTCTGCTATAGGTATACCTAAGGGTACAAGAGTGACAGCAGGCGACAATGTATACTTCGCAACAGATGAATATTCAGAGATACCTGCAGGAAGTCTAAGTGTAGATGTTCCTGCAACATGTACAAGCGTTGGACAAATGACAAACAACTACGATATAGGTGACCTTAACACATTAGTTGATATTATAGCCTTTATTGATGAGGCAAAAAATATTACAAAACCTGAAGGCGGAGCAGATATAGAATCAGATGAGGCACTAAGGCAAAGGATATATATGGCTCCTGCCGCATATTCCTCGGCAGGTTCTGCAGATTCATATGAGTACTTTGTAAGGCAATTTTATACCGGTGTAAGCAGTGTAAGGATTACAAGTCCAAGTCCACGAGTGGTGAGGGTGAGATATTTACTTGAGAATGGATATATTCCTGAAAGCGAGTCTATTGCCAGACTCAAAGAATATTTATCAAACCCAAGTATTAAACCGCTTACTGACAGCATAGAAGTTCTTGCACCTGTAAAGAAAACATATTCTATCAATATTACTTACTATGTAAATTCAAGTGATCAAAGTAGAGCGGCAAATATTCAGCTAAAAGTTGTAGCAGCCATAAATGATTACATTAATTGGCAGAAAAGTGAAATCGGTAGGGATATAAACCCAGATGTTTTGAGACAAAAGATATTAAATGCAGGTGCGAAAAGGGTGGATATAGCTTCACCTATATTCACAGTTGTTGATGAGGATTCGGTGGCAAGCCTGACATCTCAGTCAGTAACATATGGAGGTCTTGAAAATGATTAAGTACAAAGATGGAGAGCCTGCTTCGGTATTGCCATACCTACTATCTTCAGATCCTGATATTGCAGCGATAAGCTATGCATATAAAAAAGCAATGGCAAAACTTATTGTTACATCAGCTCAAACAGTGCTGTATGCAGATATTGAACATATGGATGAAGAACTTCTTGATTTGATGGCATTAGAGTCTCGAACTCAGTACTATAAAAATGATTTGCCAATTGAGACAAAAAGAAAGCTTGTTCAAAGTTCATTGATATGGCATCAAAAAGCAGGAACAATAGGTGCAGTAAACGAGCTTATTGATACAGTTCTTGGTGAAGGAGAGGTTGTCGAGTGGTTTAATTTCGGTGGCGCTCCCGGTACTTTTAAGATACTGACATCAGCGAAATTAAATGATTCATCCCTTAGTTATTTTCAAGAAATTATATCTAAGATAAAAAACATGAGTTCTTCGCTTATAAGTGTTGAGCAAAGTTGCAAACTGGATATGGATTTGTATGTCGGTATTGGGATGGTACAAACTGCGAAAACAGTAATCAAATAAGGAGGATAAATGGCAAATTTTAGAAGAACCGTGGTCACCAACACAGGTATAAGTGCAATCAACAATGCGCTGGCCAGCAAGCAATTCTTAAAACTTCAAAGCATTAAAGCTGGAAATGGAGCATATACAGGAACTGAAAATTTAGATAATGCTACCGGACTTAAAAGCTTCAAAAATAGCTTCCCAATAAAGAATGTAAAATTGGTTGATGATACAACAGTAAAAATACAAACCTTAATCACAAATGATGATATTACAGTTGGATATGATATCACAGAGTATGGAGTCTATGCAGAGATTGATGGATCAGAGAAACTGATTGCGATAGCTACAGCTATAAATGCAGATTTTATTCCAAGCAAGGCAAGTTCGCCTGCATCAATACTCCTTGAGATGTATCTGAAGGTATCCAGAGCAGGTGAAATCAGATTCTCTTATACTGTGCCTGCAGGAGTTTATGCCACAACTCAGCAGATAGAAGGATTTATAGACAAAGATAGTGGAGTAATAGCAGAAGCTGTTCTCCCAAATGGATGGCTTGATAATACATCTATCACAGATATAACTGAAATAGGTGCAAAAAGAACAATCAAGAGTACATTAAGTGCTTTAGTGTCAGGCCTTAAATTCGTGGTCAACATGTTAAGCAAGACTACAGAAGTATGGATGAGGGCAAATGCCTTTACGCAAACAGCACCATATACTCTGAGAATTGAAATGCCCGGGATGAAGTCAACTGATACTCCGATAGTGAGTCACTTGATTAATAACGGAACAACTGATGCAAATACTATTAAAAGGCTATGGAAGTCCTATGACTGCATAGACCGAATAGATACCTATGATGGATATATGATAGTTTCTTGTTTCAGAAAAAGACCGGAGGTGGATGTACTGCTTGGAGTAAAAGGGAGGTAGTTCATGGCAAAAGCAATATTAATGAAGGGTGGTTCCGGGGGAGTTACATCAAGTGATGTGACAGCCTCTAAGGCACAGGTCCTGCAAGGATATATGACAATTACTTCAGACAGCAATGATGAGATTGTCCAAGGGATTATTCTGAACAGAGGAGCAGGTGATATTGTTGCGAGGCCTGATGTTGTTGATTGGGTGAATTCAAGAATATCTGTAGTAGTACCTGAAGGATATTATCATGGAAACAACGGAAATCCGTGGGTATGGATAACGTTTGAAAAACTTCAAAGTTTACTTAAATTAGCGGCAGATAAAATGCTTGAAACTGCTACTTATCTGGGGGTAAAAGGCGGTATAAAAGTGGTCAATACTCAGGATAATAACTACACAGTAAATCAGGCAAAACTTTTTGGTATGGACCCCGGTAGAGGTAAGTTGGTTATGCAGTTGGGTCATGGTAATGCTTATTACTACAGAAATGACAACTCCCCACACGTGGAGGTTGATGCGTCCGTATTAGGCACAGCAGGGGCGGATAGCGTACTTCAATGGCAGACGGCTTCAAGCCAGCAGGGAATAAAGTTTGAAGGATCGATACCACGGTGGATTTGTACCACAGGTGGCGTTATCACTGCTTTAAATGGTGAGGGATTTGTGTGGGATGACTCTTCTGGTGCAAACAGAG